ATGATTGCCATCAACTATCAAATGTTCGGGAGCAAGGGCTTCCATCTTCGTCTCCGATTCTACGACAACGGACAGACGAAATTCATCAACGTTAACAAGCTCCTGAAAGGGAACCTTACCAGAAGGCACTGGAACTCCAGTAAGAAGTGTTTTTACCAGTCGGCACCCTACAGCGACGAGAACAACGATACGCTCGTTGATTTCCGTCGCAAGTACGACGAAAAGGCTGCGACGTGGAACGGGACGCTGTTCGGGTTTATGCAGTCGTTCAACGAACGGAACATGGATGCGGACAAGGAAAACAATACCGTTTCATCTCTCATCGGCTACATAATAGATGATATGAAACGCAGGAACGTCAATCCGGACGGAACTGTCAGCGGAGGTTACGAGGGATATTACAAGCTCTCAAAGAGGCTTACGGACTTCTGCAAAGACTTCGGTACGGATTACGAAAAGCTGTTGCTTGAAGATATGACGCCGCAGATGGTGTCGAAGATTCTACAGTGGGCGAAATCGAGAGGTTCCTTGTACAATGTTTCAAGGTCTCTGCATTCGATGCTTAGGATTGCGGATAAACGGGGATTGTATGACGTGAAGTCCGTGGACGGTTGCGAATGGGATAAAAAGAAGGGGAAAAGCGCAAAGAAATACGAGACTCTGACTTCCGCGCAGTGTTCTAAATTCGTGTCGATGCCTTTGGACAAACTTCCAAAGAGCAAGCTGGCACAGCTTTACAGGGATTTTTGTGTTTTCATATTGTACTCATGCCAATCGGCATGTGACGCGCTTTCGTTGAGGTATCAGGACATACAGTGTATCAACGGTGTTGACCATTTCGTGTTTAAACGGCGCAAGATTGCATACAAACAAAGCATAGACTGCTCTGTGCCGATCAACGACACGATGCGTGAAATAATGGATAGGTGGAAGAAACGCTCGAAAGACGGCTATATATTCCCTGTAAGGAGCAAGGAATCTATTTTAAAGCATAAGACGAATAACGGCGATATAAAACATTTCATTTCAAGGATAAACTTGTGGCTTAAAAAACTAGGCCCGATAATCGGATGCAAGTTCAATCTGCATACATACGTATTCCGTCATACCGGCATCACGCATTACATCAGCAAGGGAATACCTATCATATATGTGGCTAATCTGGCAGGTACGTCCGTTCAGAACTGCGAACAGATATACTACAACAATCAGGTGGATAGCACATCGAGGGACAAAGTGCTCAATGCGCTTTCGTTTTAGGAAAATAAAAATGGGATATGTGTTCGGCATATCCCATTTGCTTTTACTTTACGGCACGGTCTAACATTCTTCCTTGTCCTCCTTTGGCGTGGAGTGTTCGTACACGTCCATGATCTTCGTGTCAGCGATATTGCACTTTACATAATCGATCATGGAAGAACTCATAAACTCGGATACATACTTGTTGGCTGTGTCAAGGCTGTCGGCCTGTACAAGATACACTATATTCGAACGCTTTTCTTTATCAGTCTTCTCGTCGATGGTAATGAACTGGAGCTTTGCCTTGTACCAGCAGTCGTCCTGCAAGTTGTCGGAAAAGAACACTTCTGCGTAAGGGGCAATCTTTTCAGAAACAACGCTAAAATCTCCGCTTACTAACAATCCTATTTCTTCGACAATCTTCTCCTCAGCCTCTGTGAATGTAAAGGCTTCAACTACATACATTTCTGTTACCTTCTTCTGCATACCGTCTTCCATGATTTTTTCCAATCTAACGGTCACTTCGAACCACTTTGCTGTTTTACTTCTCATATTTTTTTGAATTTAAAATGTTATATTATGATATAGTTCCGATAATATCGAACTGTGTCTTTTAAGGGACGTTTTTAATGTTTTTTATATCATTCTCAATGCCTCTTGGAGTCCAGCTTCCATGGAATCCTCATACGTGTCGAAAGAATTGCATGAAAGTTTCTCGATATTATTACATGAATCGAATGAAATTTTATGTTTGTATATGATAAATGAATGGCATATTCCATAATTATCAGTATATACCATTTCACTATGAAAAACCTCTATGCTTATGAATATCTTATATTTTTCACGTATCCATCGCGCAAGGAGTGATTGAGTTACGTATAGATAAGTCCCTTCGTCAGCATGGTTAATGCCTATATAAGGGCAAACTCCTTTCCCGTCAGAAGTGTATCTCTGATTTGACCACAAATCCTTTTCAGCCCCTTTTTCGGTTGCTAATTTTGCAGTCTCGAAACTAATATACTTTTCTTCTATCATATCTTATCCTCCTTTCCAATAGCATTTAACGCTACCCATAAAGCATCTTCAAAAGCTTCTTCGTAACGAAAATACTCACCAGCAGAAACGATTTGTCTGTAATTAATTTTAGCACTTGAAACCTTATATCTGTAGTAAGATTGCGCATATAAATTACCGTAATTATCACAATAGTAATCGTTTGAATAAAAGACTTCAAATCCTATAAAAATTCTATGAGTATCTCGGAGCCACGTAGCAAGAAACGATTGCGTCGGTGCAGCAATACAAATATCTACATTATCTTTATTGTTTGCTGGCAAATTATCCATATAAAATTTTCCGTCATTTCCATAGGACTGCTTGCACCAAATTCCCTTGAATCCCTTTTTCTTTGCCAATATAGCTGTAGGATATAGCACATACATTTCTTCAATCATCTGTTGCCTCGCTTTCTAAAGATTCAAAATATTCTATCATAAGCATTGTTGCATCTTTTATCTGTTTAGGAATATGACCACCAGAAGTACACATCCTTATAGATTGCATAACGCCATTACTATCTCTTGTTGTGAGATACAGATCTCCGTTTCCTCCTCTTAATGCGGTAAGGAATACATCCCTATCGTCTGATTCTATCCATTTCATTTTGTCTCCTTTTTATTTAATCATGCAAAGTTACACGTAAATTTACGTTACATTTTATTCTATTACAATCAGGGATACAGCTAAGTGCTTCTTGCAGTCCTACGTTCATGGCTTCTTCAAAAGCATCAAGGCCGCATATTTCTATTTTGTTTAATGGGGCTATTATACATATATCCCATCGCTTATTTCTATTTAATTGCATAATAATCCGTATGGAATGTTTATCTATTAGCCACATTTCAAGTTCTTCAAACGTAGGAGCTGCATAACTAATCACATCGTTTCCTCCATGAGTCCAATTTTTTATATAATAATGATCACATGGGACATTATATCCTTTTCTATCTAATAAGATAGCTGTTTTTAAATTAATGTATTCATTCATATTAATTAATTTTTACAAGCTAATTAACCGAAATAAAAATGATATACCATATTCCAATACACAATTTTGTACATTATACTCAAAACTATGGCAGAAATGAATACTACAATGATGATAATCAGCAATAAAAAGGCCTTAAACTTACCTTTATTGAATCTTATTTTCATAATATATTTGTTTAGAACGGTAAATTATATATTCTGAAAAAGAACTTGAATAACACGATTGAGTATTCTTTCAGCTGATACCCCTTGTTGTCTATCAGAACAGAAAACCACTTGCCTTTTGTGTTGAGGCCGAACATCAGGCACCAAAGGTTCGAAAACTCGTAATAGAACGAGAATCCGAATCTTGTGCAATGAAAATATCTATCGACTATCCACATAAGCTAGAACGGTAAATCGTCCTCTGTCCCATTGTCCGCTGCTGGTGCTGGTGCTTGAGCTTGTGCGGCTGGCCTAGATGGTTGGGCAGGCTGTGCAGGCTGTGCAGGCGGCGCTGGTGCGGAAGTCTGCTGATTGCCGCCGCTTTCTATTACGTTTACTTTCCACGCAGTGACCGAGTTGAACCACCTACCGTTGTACTCGTGTGCATCCAAGTCGAACGACACGATGACCTCGGAGTTTACGGAGATAGGATATTTCTCTATGCTCTCACGATTCATTCTGGCGAAGCAAATCTTCTTTGGATGTTCGTCGTCCTCGGTCTCCAAGATAAACTCCTGTTTCGTCCACTCTCTGCCAGCCTTGCTGACACCTGTTACAGGCTCGAAGACCTGTATAATCTTTCCTTGTATTTCCATATCTATTTGTTTATATGTGTTATGTTCCATTCTTTTTCAAAAGCCTCCAGCATCGTATGCAACGAATAAGGTGCGTTGATTCCCCACATTTCATGGAGATCGACTACAGCACGTCTGTTGTCCAGATACGATTTGTGGTTCCAGCAGTATTCGCATACGGAGAAATATCCGTCGCCGTAATGTACTGGTATGTCGTGCCATTCCGTTCTGTTGAACGGAAGTCCGCACAGATGGCAATAACTGTACGTGGGGCTTATTATTCTTATAATATCGGCTATTATCGGTAGCCTTACGATTCTTTGTGACATCAAGTCACGAGTAGATTTGTCAAATATTTTCATCATATTCGTATTTTTAATTTATTAAATCGAAACAACCCGCTTTGTAAAGTATAAACGCTTCTATGCAAGTGGCGATTAACGATACCCAAAAGTTCCAATTTCCTTTCGGCTCCCCGTTTTTAGCTAAAGCTACCATTACATCAGCTACCATTATACAAATTATCGTTATCTGCCAACCCATTTTAATACTCCTTTCCGTTTTTATAAGGTCTCAACTCATTATATTTCATCTTCCATTCAATGTACTGGAATAGTTCAATATGATAAATTTCAGCAACTCTCACAACTTGTCTTATCGAATAGTTCGCAAGCTCTTCGATAGTGTATTTATAGTTGGCTATATCTCTTATGATATGATACATATTTTCAGTGAATGTATTTTTACCACTTACTACATAATACATAATAAATCTATTAGATAAATCAATTCCAATTAGTCCTGCGAAGTCAAGAAGACGGATAACTATGTCTGAAAGCTCATCTTCAATAGATTCCTTGATACAAGTTTCAAAATAATATTTGAAAGCATTTGAATTTTCGGCATCATGTTCTTTAAAATACTCAATATCAGCGTGCTTGTTCTTTCTGTCTGCCTGTACTGCTTCTGCTATCTCGGTTATTACAAGCATAAGCCAGTGTTCGTCACTATACTCTTTATCGTGAAATCCGTGCTCGCAAGCAGTCTTATAGGCGCGGTCACGAAGTTTATTCAAATCTTTCTCCATTATATTATTTTATATTATATATCTCCCACCAATATTCGCTTCCGATTCTGTTAATAATGCTCTTTTGCAATCTAGTAGCTTTTTCGACAAACTTTAATTTAGTTAGTTCATCAAACGATTTATTATCCATGTGCATACGTGATGCAATATCTACACCTATCTCTTCGATTTTATTGATACTGTTTATTTTCACGTAAATTGTAGATACAGGCCTGTCTTCTTCAAATTTATATTGCTTGAATATATATTTATCAGATAGCCAAAACGGATCTGGTATTTGATATGTTTCCATAACTATTTCTTTTTAAATCTAACATTCTTATCGTGATATCATTTCTTCTTTTTAATTATTTTACTATCATCACACGTCATGTTTGAGAGTGCTTCTACTAATACTGATATTACACTTGCCCATGAGAAAATAGAAATTATCATATTATACTTTAAATCTCCAACAGTGTAATTTTTTTCCTTTAATATGCTCTTTTCTATCAGATAGTAGCTTAACGCATATCCGATAAGATAGACCAAAATTATTAATGCTGCTACCATGTTATTAGTATTTTTTAAATGTAACATATAGATTCATATTAAGGATTTTATGGCCGAAGTCCTCGTCCAGCCATTTTACCTCCAAGGCACCTGTTTTAATCAATAGTTCGATAAACCCCATCGCATGTTCATGGACAAATTGCTTCTTGAATCGCTCCCTTTCTTCATCAGACAAAGTATTCATATAAAACAGTTCATGCTCGGAAAGCATAACTTTCTTATTAGCTTTCCTTACATCAAATCCATCCAGTATAGGTATATCCCTTACGTAATACGGAAGGGGATATCCATCGGGTATGGTATAACTGCTATCCAGTTTGGTGGTCAGATTAAAGAGCTTTTTGGCCAACCATAACTTAATCTTTTTCATATCACCATGTTTTATATTTTTCAGGACAATCAGCTATAGTTCCCAACAAGTTTTTGGTTTCCTCATTATAAGGAATACATTGCTTGTATGCACGACAAACACAACGATATTTATACTCATGTAATCCCCAAAACATTTCAAACAAATCACATTGCCACATACTACCATTGTCGTCTCTACCTAATATTTTATCAAATGTATGTAAAGTACATTCACATACATCTTCAATCTGCTTCGTTTCAGGATTCCAACGCTTACCATTTTTTTCAAGAACGGAAAAAAGCATTTTCTTTTCTTCTTCGGTTGCAAGACGAATAATTCTATTACAATTATTATCTTCAAACCATAGATACCTATTATCCAAACAAAAACTACAATGGTAATAACTCCCCATGTAAAGAATTCCTATAGTTCCATCATAAAGTTTTACAATATCCCCATTATCAAACTCTTTCTTGACAAGGAATAAATGATACGCATTACTTGCTGGAGTATCTCCATTTTCTGAATATACACAAGTGTTTTCTTCACCGTTTTCCATGATAGCTACAACAATAGGATAATCGCTGTTTAAGTCAGTGCATATTATTCTCGCTCTTAACTCATCACGAGTTTCTAACTCATACCCACCTTTTTGATATTCCGTAAGGCTGAACGGAATTTTAATCTCTTTCATATCAATTTAATTTAATATTCATATCCGCATTTGTCGCATTTATGAAGATATACTCCATAGCTATACGTGTTATCGTCTAACAGGTATGAATGGTTCCTATGCCCACATTTAGGACATTTTTTGCCATATATTATATCAAGAATTTTATCCTTTAACTTCATTTTATGGCATCCTCCAATATTTTAACATAACAGTCGTCAAGTTCTACAGAGTTAAGTTTCTTCCCCAATTCAGTATTCCCTCTCAACCAGTTCCTTATTTGCATACCTTCTCTAAAATGAACGGGCCACGCAGGAACTCCAGCGTTTTTTTCTTTGTTTAGTTTAAGAACAGGAACTGCTGTCCCCTTTAATCCTTTTAGATGCCTGAAATATCTAATTCCTTCTTCTCCAAGCCACTTTTTAAAGTCGCTCATTTCATTTTCTGACAACTTAATTTCTTTCATATTTCGGTATCTCCATTTAAGACGTTTTTCACGTTGGCAACGTTTACTGACAATGCCGTGCAGATGTTCTTTACTTCGCTCTTGCGGGCGTTTTTAATCTCTTGCAGAGTATCTTCTACGATACCTAACTGCTCTTGTACATTCAATTCCATAATTATTTCTTTATTTGTTCAACAATCAGTTTATCGGCTTTACCACTTGAAAGCGTTTCAGACGAATATACATTATCTACGCCATCACGAATAGTACGTTTGTGTATCATTTCACGATATATCTGATACGACATTGCCATTTCTTTGCCAAAGTGACTTTTGTCTGTTCCGTTCCATCCATAACTTTCATTTGGCATAAGTTCTGGGAACATCTGCTTTTTGAGCTCTTTCCGCAAAGTATCATCAATTCTATTCTCGCACACATCATCGACTACCATATCATCACCGCACATCATGCGATGATAGTATTCCATGCCACGAGCGATGCAATTGAACTGCTCTTCAGTGAGTTCCAACTTCCATGTCCTTGCTTTCATGCTTATCGTTATTTATTGTTCTAGTGCAACTTATATCCTTTATAATGCACCAATTACTTTTATTGGCTTCGCAACCAGTACAGTTGCCGTCGCACATATCCTTGTTTATAGCCATTCTATTTGCCTTTAAGTTCTGTGTTCGCAGATGTACAATACGGTTCCAGATTCGGATAAGGTTGAGGAATCGTACAAGGGTAGGGGATGTATCTGATTTCCTTACTATCCTGCAACTCTATCACTAAGTCAATAAGTTCTTCCTTATCCAATGCGTTAAGCATCTTCTTTCTTAATTCAAGCTCCATAGTCGTTTATTTTATAATTGTTACTTTCTATTATGTTTATGTCAAGATAGTAATCAGCCCATATCGAGATCGTGTAAACAACCCTATTATTAGGCTTCTCGCCTCTATGCACATCAAAGTCGCTTAATTTATTGTTATAAAAGCAGACGTCAATAAGATGATGAATCATGTCATCGGCACTGGTCGCATCTTCCGTCCACGGCATTGCCATTATATCCATGTCAGACGCTAAACTTCCATGCAGTCCTAACGCCCAACCGCAATCCATTGCAGCCTGGCGGAAGTCGTTCCACATGCAGGCATAGAAAGCTGCCCTTCCGTTTGTTGTTACCGATTCTCTACTTTTCCCTTGATATTCCATGCTTGTTTTGATTATAATATTGATGAATAATGTCATTGACATACATGATACCATCGCACCCGTACAACAATTGGGATGCAGATATGGCATTGTCTGCAACATGATTAACGGCGTCGCTAAATTCTTCTACCGTCATATTACTTTTCATTAAAGCGTCATTGGCAATAACGTAGTTTGCTGCAATTCTGCCAAGGGCCTCTTTTATTTTCTTATCTGTAAGGATTCTCATATCAAATCGGTTTATTGGTTTTGCGTACTATCCTTTCTGATCTCATTATCAAGGAATGCGTTAAGGGCTTTTACTGCCTTGTCAGGTAGCTTTTTTGCATCTTTGTTTTCTTTCAGATAATCCAAAGTCTGCCCTACACCATAAATGATATAGGCGTCATCCGTAGAAGGAACTAATGTAACAGCAACCAGCATGAAGATAACAGACGGAAAGGCTACAGAAAGTATCTTCCTTCCAAATTTCTTCTTTTCTTCATCACGGTCATCGTTGTTCCATAAAGTCAAACCAATTACACTAGCAATTCCTGCTATAATAACTAAAAACACACACAGACCAATAATTCTGTCCAGTGTCGTGATCCAATACAATGTACTCATAATTATAATAATTTATTAGTTCTCAACCATTTAAGCATTTCAAAGAGAGCGTCACGTAGCAATGGCTCACATTGTTCACTTCCATCATATTCAAGCCATCTGCTCCAAACTTCTACTCCTTTATCCGTTTTACAGAAGCAAGTTTCTGTAGGTAACATTTCGAACATTTCAGTGTTTGTTAGAGTAGGTATCATATCTTTAGCGAACTCCTTACAATATCTTACTAACGCATATTCAAAATGACAATTTTCATATTCCCATGTAGCTGCGTAACTGAAAATTGGTTCACCGAAATCAAAACCCAATTTTTTCAACTCTTTTACCTGATCAATAGTGAGGCAGATATCTTCAAGCCGTAACTTTTTTATTTTTTCCATATCCTTTGCAATTAAAATGTTCCTTTAAATTGTCAATTTTCTTGTCAAATTCCTGCTCCTTGTCAAGAGCCTTCTGTTCATCTACGTTCTTTACGATGCCATCGGCAATATTCTCCGCCGTATTTATCGCAAGGGATATCGTATTTATATCAGACAGCTTGTTGCATACGGCATGGAATCCGTTCACAATGTCATTGCACTTGTTAAGGTCTATGTCCTGCGTCACATTTCTGTTAAGCATCCCCGTGATATTCTCACAGGTTCTGAACATATCGTCAAGGTTCATCCCTCCGAACAGTTTTTGAGGTCTGAATATATTTCCATCATCCGTTTGTATCTTAATGGACGAAAGATATTCGCATTGGTTCTTTATGTTGGCGCAAGAGAATCCGGCGATCATCCGAACGACTTCCGCTTTTGCTAATATGTCAGAATCTGTGACGTTGAACTTCTTCAAATAGTTGGATATGGACAATTCGAGTTTCAATATGTCCTTTGTGATAATATCTTGCATCACATCTTCGACATCTGACAAGAAAGCGTTTGCATCCTTAATGATTTCACTGAGCCTGTTGTCGTAACCGATGCGTTCCTTTTCGAGTTTCGTGATTTCCTTTTTCAGGGCGAAACGGAACACCCGCTGCTTCTTCATATACTGATAGAAGTCAAAAGCGACACATGAAACGGCATCGTTGGCAAACAGAACGCTGTATATGCTGGCGGTTATCTCCGCGCTGGCTACCTCATGTTCATCCATAATCAATATTATAATTGGATTTTAAGTTCTATACCAATATGTTCCCAGACAAAGTGCTGAAGTTCGTGAAGGTATGTTATGTTTCTAGTTTCGGACTCGGTGTGTATGTTAAATTCGTACGACTCAGTATCATGAAGGGTATGAAATACAATACAATAAAGGAATTTTCCGCTATTTGGCAATTCGTATGAATTGCCATCATTAGGATGATTTCCTATCTCTTTAAACCCAACATTTATTAGTAGGTCGTCTGTAATTGGAATAGGCTTCAAATCAGTTACATAACAAGAGTAATCGTTAGAACCATCCTTTACTCTCACTTCGTCGGCACCAATTTTATATGTGGACATACCCGTTATGATAACTACTCTTCCATCTCTCAAAGCCGCGTCATCAACCCTTAAATCTTTAATTTCCATATTACGATTAAATTTTAAAAGCAAGTTCAATACAGTCCCATACAAAATTTTGTAACTCATGCAAATATTCTATATCCATACAAGCAATTATTGCATGATTTAAATTTTTTATCCGTACCGAATATTTCTTACAAGCTGTATTAGAAACATTTGATATACAAATAACACCATTCCTTGTTACTAATTCAAAGTCCCTATATACGAAATCTGTTTGCTTCTTTGAAAATCCTATTTTTACAAGCAATTCGTCTGTAATATTGATAGGATGAAAATTATTCAAATTTGCACACAATTCCTTATCTTCGGTATTTGAATACCAATATATTATATCAAGGTAGTCTCTCCAATGAATGCCAGTTATGGTAATTATTCTTCCAAGATATAATATCTTATTCCCGATTCTTAAATCTTCAAGTTCCATATCTATTCAATTTAAAATTTTCAACAGTTCTTCTGCTCTTTCTCTCGTATCAAACCCCTTTACGTCTTGCCATTTTCCTCCAAAAAATGTCGGTTTGTAAACTTGAACGAAATACCCTGTCACAGGCATACATCCATCGTAGCATGGGTATTTGGTGATAATTCTATACTTGGTCATATTCTATTCATTTAAAAGTTTTGTAAATTCATCTATCGCCTCTGTTATTTTCTTGCATGGAGTAATGTCCGCTAACAGAGATATTGCATCTTCAAAAGCCATTTGTGCTTTTTCTAGTTCTTCCTTACGAGCCATGCAAGATGCCCGTCTTGCAAAATTCTTAATATTTATATTAGCGCAATCCCTACACGCGTAATGGAATGGCTTTGTATCAATTTTATTAATATATTCTTCTACTGTCATAATCCTAATTCCATTTCGTTTACTTTTTTCTTTTTATTTAGCAAGGCTTTCGCCTCTTTGAGGGTAGTATGAGATTTGATAAGCTCAATCGTCTTATCTCGCCCCAACTTCATATAAATGTCACACCAATCTTTTCTTACGAGGTCGTGCTTGTTCCCAATTATTCTATATTCTTGCTTGTTTATCCGTATGCCATCGTAATACTTTGCGATGGATAATTGACTGTTAATCCAATAGTCGTAAGCAATTAATATCGGTTCGTTGCTCATTTCGTTTTTATTTTAAGTTCAATTTCTTGCGGACTATTCTCGAATGTGACTTCGGGAAACAAATCGTTGCCCAGAAATCCTACATCATTTAGGAATTTACTTGCCCACATCCCATTTTTTGAACGTGGTTTGAAACGGTAAAATCCTAATGTACCATCTTTATCTCTTGCTATCCACATATTATTCTCCTTTCAGTAGTTTTGGATTGTCGAATATATTGCCAATAACCGTATATTCTTTAGAACATCGGCTATCAATTTCACAATCACTAGCAAAAAAGTAAAACTCACAATATTCTTCATCATACAATACTGCGCTTATCTCATCACCGTGTTTTACGATGTCCCCTTCATAAATATCGGTATCGTCTTTGTCTTTAATTCCAACGAACTGACCGACGGTATTTTCATCCACCTCGAAGTCTTCCGCTTTGGCAAGCGGGCCTCGAAGTCCAGGAGGCGCAATATATACCCATCCCCTATTGTGTACCAAGTCACCAAAAATCCATTTGCCGGACTTGTTCTTTCCGCGAAATTTTATTACTCTTCCCATATCAAAATAAGTTTTGTGATTTATCTTTATCCTTTTTTACTTTCTTGTCCCAGTGCTCTTTTCTATAAGGGCAATCGAGCAGTTTAGCCGCATTGTGCGTATTTTCTGACACAGGCTCATTACCGTAGCCGAAACATTGGTTCTGCATCTCGTCGTATATTTTACAGCGAGACTTTGAAAACCACGTCATGCCGTCTTCATCCCAATGTTCCTTAGGACTTTTGATGCACCTGTAGCAGTTACGGCTTAGCCAGTCGTCATATTCCGTTCCATTGCTGAAACATGGTTCATTTATATTTCCCATCCTTACCTACTTTGTTTAAATTGCATTCATCGTTATAGAATTGCTCTCTTCCGGTAAAGTAACAATAGCCATAACCGTAAATATCCTCGTAAAGGAACTTGTCGCATTTACCGCAATGTTTTATCCTCATGCTTTTCGAAATAAAATTTATTGTCCCACTTGTTTATCTTTATCATTCCAAATGCCAAAGCGACTCGAAAGATGTAAATCCTTTTAAGCCGTTCAGTCAGTCCCGACAACTCCCAATACCGCCAATCCGTAAGAGAATTAGCACGTTTATAGTGATTGCATAGGCGGCATGATGGATTTAGATTGCTCATATCATCTGTGCCACCGCTTAATTTCGGCAGAATATGATCTACTTGCATATCCTTGTAAGCTATCTTCTTGCCGCAATAGGCGCAGTGACCATTGTACTTTGCGTAGACCTGCTTTCTTATTTCTGTTTTCATGTTATTTAATAAGTTTATAGTAATAGACTATTGCCCACGGATTTTTGTCCCAGGTACCGATACCGCATATCTTGTCAATTAATATAGAAAACGCTTCTTTAGGATTCCTATCAAAATAAGATTTGTCTCTTCCATTCTCATCTTGTGCATAAAAACCATACCTAAATTCGCTCATTTCATTACCATATCCCATATTGGTGTACACACTACTTAGACCTTCTTTCAAACAATCCTCATCAGATATTTCTTGCAATCGTTCAAGTTTGATGTCGGTAATTTGGATTTGGTGGGGCATGTATTCTGCTTTGACAAACATTTTGTTGCCCCATCCTGCTGTTTTACAAAGGAGGTCATCAGACATCAGAATATGATAATTTGGTTTGACGGTGGAATCGCTCAATATCTTTTCATAACACTGCGCAATAGCGACGATTTCGCAAATCTTATATTTTGTATTTTTAATAAGATAATCAAATATACGTTTTTTAATATTTTCATCCGTTTCTTCAAATCTCCTTGTAAAATCATCTTCCCAATTTTTTATGTCCTCTTTTGACCAATACAATTTATCAAGTCTATCAAAAACATCAGATGATTTTACAATCCTTGCGGTTCTTATCTTACTTCCGTTGAGCGTTGCGGTTTCTAAACCGTAGTGTTCGTTAAACATTATCTTTTTCATATTGTAGGTGTTTTAGGTTTGGTGGGTAATGTTGGTAACGTAGGAATAGGCATCCAATACTTGCAATCGAAAGAATTATGCTTACCCCAAAACCAGTGTCCGTCTTTGCTCGATTGAAGCATATAGTCCGCATAGGGTGTATTCTTCTTGCTTATACAGAAAACATACACAGTCCCTTCGCAATCATCTAAAAGTTCCGTATGCTTATACGGTAAATCACCTTTTCTTGTATCGTGCCACTGATTTTCAAGTGCCCACTTTGCACCATGGAAAAATCCAAATGATATTCTTTCTCTTTCGTAAGAATCAGTAAAATATTCCTTTTCACTAAATTTATCTGCTGCTTTTCTAATTTCTTCTTCACTCATAATAATTATTTTTTAATTAGAATAAAATCCTTTGTCAACTCTTCAAGGTGCTCATCAGTCCAAATCGGAGGTACGGTATCGTCGATGGACGTTTGGTACCAGTCACTAAGTACATCAAGTCCCCAAGCTTGACTAAGTGCCCATAATGCGCCTTGATAAAAGGCTTCCGATACTTCGTAACCATTGAACATAGAAGAACTCAACCGCAAGTCTTTCGAATACATTTTAAGGGTATTCCCAGTCCTTGCGAGTGCATACTCATCGGCCTTCTTGATAATATCTTCATCTGTCATAATCTATTGTCGCTTTATTTAGTTCAAAAATATTGTGATTAAATATCTCCTGATCAGTCATTTCATATCCCTTCGGGGAAAGAGTGAACCGTCCTTTGTTTATACTGAATGTTTCCACGTCCGAATTATCAGTTTGTCCGTCTCGGTACGAAATTATCGCATCGTCAGGAACATATTTCAAATAATATTTAAGTTCCGCCGCTGTCATTTCTGATCCTCGCTTTCCACTAATTGAAGCCCGTAATTCTGTCCCTTCTTTACGAAACGGAAAGTACCTTTAATACGACCGTTTACGCAATGATTTATAATGTCTTCCAAATCCGACATAAATACATTGTAGTGGAATTTATTATAACTATCCCTCTTATAGCTTTTCAGCTTATTTGTCGGTACAAATATGACAAGAGCAGAAGAACATCCTCTACTATAATCAGCGAAGCTAATATCCAATTCATATTCCAAATTGGCATCACGTTCTTCATCGTACACGTCACCGTCCCAACTACATGGTTTCCCGTTTAAAAAACGCATCTTCCAACTCTTTTTCATTCCTGTTCCTCGCTTTCTCGTTTTAGGTCTTTTTCATTTATGAGCATCAAATCATAGCAGTCAACTTCAAGATCGAGTTCGTCATCATTCATATCTGGATTAGATGATTTAATGTCGTCATATTCATCTTTATCATACTCCATCAAATCTTCCATATTACATTTAGATGCGAGTGGACAAGAGAAGGCATAGCACTTTCCTTGCTTAACCTCTTTAGAACCTGTAGTGTTCTCTCGTTGAGTATAACCAGATTCATCTTTGTACAACATTTCATAATTTTCCTGTTCGGGATGGTTGCATCCATAGCCATTATTAGCATCTGTTGCAGATGTAAAATATCCGCATAAATCCGCTAATTCATCTATCGAAATTACTTTAAAGGTATCATCCATTTCCAGCCTCGCTTTCTATTGCATATTCTTTATATTTATCTCTTCTTAGATAAAGGACCAAAGCTAAATGTTCCAGTGCTACATGAGCATTATTCCATGCACAGGTGATATGGCTTTTCCACTTTTTTCCGCATCTTGGACATTCGTGCAATAACATTAATCGACCATATTTATCTTCGGATATTCCTACAATCCCTTCATCTCTGCTTTTGTCCGATTCCACCACATTGTCTTCGCAACATTCGCAGCATATCTCGCTTCTATATTCGAAGTCGTCACTTTGCGGGAAAACAGGTATCTGCCAAGCATTCTTATCATCAAATCTTATAATCATTCCCTTTCCTCTCTTTCCTTGATTAATCTTTCCTTTGATAACTGCAATGATGATATCAATGCGTCTATGCTTTCCACTTTGTCAAATATGAGTATGGCTTTAGGTCTGCTGGGTACATCCTTAAAATCATTCATATCGTCTTTATCGCACGGTATATTATACTTCTTTGTCAGCTCAGATAGAATGAATACCGAATTACTCTTTCCGATAAGTTGTGAAACACCTATCTTGCCTCCGAATTTGATAACCATGTCGTTCGTTTCTCTAACAATACTTATTCCGTCTTTTGCGATATTGCATACACATGAAATGTAATTTCTGAATTTTTCTTCTTCTTTATCCATTGTTAGCCTCGCTTTCTTTAAGTTGTTTTATCATTTCGTCAGCAATTTCTATCGCTTCTCTCGATACTCCCGTATATTGTAAATTGTCATAAATAGTATTTCTTTTATAAAAATCTCCCGTAAGAATAGCGTGCATTGCAGCCTTGGCAAGTTCGTAACGCATGCGCTTATCTGATGGCATATCCGTACATGGAATAATAAGACCATGACTATGTTCCAGTTCTTTCAGTTCCTTATCTGTTGGTTCGTTTATAATCTCCACCTCGTCAATGGGGATTTCTATATTGTCTCCATTCCTGTCACACTTGTTCAGTTTTACAGTGGAATAATCAACAACATTAATTATTTCTCCAGTTTTCTTTATTTTTGCTTTCATAATAAATATTAATTTGCATCATTTAGTAGTCTCCTGCTGGAGCAGGAGACCGAAGTTTAAAGTGTAAAAGTATATGCTACAACCGCCCGCACTCTATAACTGTACGACTCGCTGAGCTGCCGACACCACCACTGCCAAAAATGACCAACCAAGCGTCGCTGGCATTGTACCCACTTGATGACCAATACCAGTTATCCATTTTGATTGGATCTCCTCCTACATATAGAAGCGCTTCGTTCAGTTTTTCCAAGTGCTTATCCATGAATAATTGCTGTCCAGATGCTGGGATATATTCCCATTCTTTGAGCTTTATTTCAGAATTTAATCCGTTTTCCCTAAGATGTTCAGTATTCCCTTTTCCGTCCCAGTCCTCAATAGCCTTCCATTCCCTATCCTTGTAATTCCATGAGTTGTCTTTTGGGAAATCACCTTTGACGAGTTGGCAATACCCCGCGTCTTTCAACGCAACAGCAAGATAATGCCCGTCAAAGCAAAGACCTATATAACGGACATTGTCTTTTGAGTTTTTGTGATTGAAAAGTTCGCTGTGACCATCCGAGTATATTAGATATACACCATCCTTGCTATTGACATCTTTGCTGACATCGCTTACATTTTCACGAGAACCTTCGTTCACAAATTCTAATGCCTTGCGGGCATCGGAAATGCTTCCTCCATATATGGAAAGAAGTTGCATTTTAATCTCTTTTTCAGTCATAATTTTCGTTTTTATTGTTTATAAATTTAAATTCATCGTTGATAAGTTTCGGACTCATGGGCAACTTATCGCTCCAATCTTAATTTGTATTTATCTGGGCAATTTCCTTTTGTGCCAATGAGACAAGATGTCTCATCGTTGTAGGGTATGCAAATATCATAATGTTTTCCACCCGTAGAAACGTACGAAATCGTTTCATCCCATTTATGAATGTGGCTGAATTGACTTAGGGTCCACTCATCATTGTTATCTTTTAATTTCATCAAGCACCAGTCTTTAGGACTGAATTTGTAGACGCGGACAAGACGAAGTTCATACGGGAGGCTTCTACCGTCTCCATGTTCACCGAACTGTGCAACAAACTGTTTTCCATCGTTTGCTTTAACGATAGCGGCTATGGGATAACAGTCATTTAGATCGGTACGTATAATTTCAACATCGAAATTCTCTTTTTCAGTGACGACCTTGTATCTCATTTTCTGATAAAGATCGAGCGTGAATGGCAGTGTCTCAGACACTAGGTTAATTGGATTTTTCATCTTGTTTCTCCTTTAATTTATAATAAGTTTATGTATTTATTCCTCTGCTACAAATCGTTTAAAAAATGATTCCGTCATTCGGTTTTATTTCCACATCGTTATCCAGAAACAATGTTAGTTCGGGTATGAACTGACAAACAAATTTCATCGTACCAATGTTCCTTCCCTTACATATATCTATGAGTGCGGAATTGTGAGTTTCTCTGTCCTGAAACGGTTTGGGGAAATTCCTGCCGTAGTATTCGGGGCGGTATATCAAAATCACGGTGTCGGCAGCCTCCGCAATCTGTCCGCTGTCACGCAATCTGTCCATGCTAGGCTCTGGATTGTCTCTATCACGATTTAACTGTGATAATGCAACGATCCATATTTGAAGTTCCTTCGCTAGATTTTTCAGTCGTCTTGCCACGTCAGCCATCTGCTGCTCCTTGCTAGTTCCCTTCATGTTCACGTTCAATATCTGTAGATAGTCAACGATGACACCTTTTATGCCATACCGCATCTTCATACGTCTGATACTTCCTATGATATTGTCTATGTTGCTAGTGCTTCTGTCGTCAAAGAAAAGATTGTTTGAATTAAGTTCTTCGGACGCAGCTTTCATGTTACCCATGTCGTAAGCAGACGGGGTTCCGTATGTGATGATAGATGTGGAGACACCGCTTTTCATTGATAATATCCTTGCCGCAAGTTGTTCGCCTGTCATTTCAAGCGAGTAATACGCAATCTTGCATCCGTTCTGAATAGCGTTCATCGTTATTGTGGTCGCAAGTGCGGTCTTTCCTTGCGATGTGCATCCAGCTATGATAATGAGATCACCGTCGCGGAAACCTCCCTTACCGTCTATTTTTGAAAATCCTGTTTGCGTGCCGGACTTTACTTTTCCGCTTAACCTGTCATCCACTGACTGCTTGAGCGATTTTATCGTATCAGTCAATGTAAGTACACGGTTTTCGCTGTTGTTTATGGAATTGTCTATAAGTTCACGTGACTTGGTAAGGACTTCTTCTACAGGTGTCAATTCGTCTATGGATAGCTGCTGAATCTGCATACCTACCGCTTTTAGCTTCCTTCTCGACTCCAGGTCGTGAAGTCTGTTTACGTTATCTGTAAAGGATGAAGAAATAGAATGCCCTGATAAATCAGTGACGTCCACTGGTGATACTCTTGTTCCAGTCTGCAATATCTTAGCTGTGAGCGTCACGATGTTTATCTGCTCTCCCTTGTTCGCTATAGATACCATAAGATGCCAACATTCTCGGCACTTGAAATCCGTGAAACTTTCATCCGTAAGGATTTCCATTGCATCATACATATAGTTCCCATAATTCAGTATGGTTCCTATAACATAGCTTTCGCACTCTGTGTCGGCTACGCATTTCGTGGCGTAACCATTAATATCAACGTTTTCCATTTATACTTCTCCTATACCATGTTCTTAATCTTCCTGCCAAACTCCATGTCTTTTGAAGCTCAAAGTTCATTTTTTTATTTGACCAATCAGGTTCTGACCACCAATCATAAAATGCCTGTAACATTTCTTTGTCGTATTGTTTCGAATAAGACAACACACAATCATAAAAGTTCCTTTTACGCTCTTCCAAAGAAAGTTGTGAGACTTTCTTTTGTACGTTAGTACTTTCTTTATTCTCTTTCTTCTTCATATCTTCTTCTTTAAAGAGTTCCAAAGGGAGAATTTCTTCTTCCTTATGTGGCTTTTCTGCTGCTTTTCTGCTGCTCGTCTGCTGCTCAATCTGCTGCTCGTTTTTCTGATACTCATTATAGTTTATTATTGATATTAAAGTAGTTACAGAATTTTTCTGCTGCTCAATCTGCTGCTCGTTTTCTAGGTATTTTAAAAATCTTGATACTTTACTTCTAGACCACTTCCATCGCTTGGCTAAAGCAACTTCACTTAGACCGACTTGCCCTCTATGCACTACCACTTTATTGCCTCTAACATAATAATAAGCATCTTTTATGTTAGCCAAAAGCAGCAGATCGAGCCATGCTTGCATCCTAGTAAAAGGTTCCGAGAAGTACATGGGATTTTCCATTATCTTACGGTATATCTTAATCCAACCCTCCATTTGTTATTTCCCATTTATTATGCTTATATGTTCTATATATCCGCTTTTCATCGGAACGTTTAGATTTTCCCTTATCTCGTCATTGATTTCGGCATCAGTGAAGTAATTAACCGTTACGAGCTGAGGCAGCCCGTACTTCCTCATGATGTCAAGATGTCTGCCGAATTTGGTCTTTTCCCGATTCCAGAAAATCCGATATTTAGTCATTGTCAAAAAGATTATTGGCGTAAAAATGAGTACACCGTCTGCCACGCGGATTCATCAAAATAAATAAAGGCGAATGACCGCTCCACCAGCCACCCGCCTTCTGTTATATAGTGTCGGACGAACCGACCTCGAATAACCATGCTTGCACGAATGAGGAGCTTCGTTACTGATATATAGTTCCGATACGTGCCAAAGGTTGCCGACGTTAACCATCATTAACCAATTCTTGCCCGAAAGACAAAACTCCAAGTCCGCATGAAGTGGCCACGTCGAATTCGAGTTTGGCTCCTTTGCTTTCCTCCCATCCGTTTAGCATGAATATGAAGTCGCAGTCCATAAGCAGCTTTATGTCTGCCCTCATGTGAACACGCCAGTTCTCGTTTTCGTCCACTTTGTTGTTGAAAGGGTTAACCGGTTCATAGCCAGCGGAGCGGAGACACATTTCAGCTAAACGGAATGTTTGTTTCCTATCGTTCAAATCATGGTGCGATATTGCGCCGCTGATATATACTTTTTGTTTTATTTCCATAACAGTTCATTTGAATAAATCCAGTTGCTTCACCTTTCTTCCGTCCTTCAACGTGTATTCGCCAAGGCATTCACGGTTGAAACGTTCAACGGACTTGTCGTAATAATCCTTGTTTATCTCGCACCCGATAAAATCGAACCCCAGTTTGAAAGCGGCGATGCGTGATGAACCGCTGCCCAGATGCGTGTCCAATATCCTGTCACCCTGTTTGGCGAATTGTCTGATGCAATACATGTACAGCGATATCGGCTTTTGTGTGGGATGGAACTTAGCCTTGTCAGCATCCCCGCCTCTGTTAGACTCCGAAAACATCTTCGACGGCTTGTCGAAAGAGGTCCATGCGATCTCGCATTGAGAGAAATTCTCCCATACTTGCTTTTTGTCCCAGCAGATGAAACATCTTGTCGGTGGAAGGTCGAAATAGTTCCCTCCCTATATAATCTGATTTCTGCTCACTCTGAAAAGCTCGTCAAAATATTTCTTGTCGGGTCTGATGTCCCATTTGGAAATGTTTCCCCTGTTAAGGCATCTGCCTTTGAGCTTTCCGCTTCCCTGCGTGCTTTTCTTGTCAAGCCCGTAGGGTGGATCGACGATTGCAAGATCGAAAGCGTCGTCTGGTATCTGGGACATGTATTCCATGCAGTCCATATTATAAACTTCATTCTGTACCATCGGCGATTCTTTTAGTCTGTCCGTAAGGTTCTACAATCAGCCCGTACTGTCTTGCGTTCTGTTCCATATAGATACTTCTTTCCGTATTGTCATCCCAGTATATGTGAGTGCTGCCCCTTCCGACGATGTAGCCCTTCTTTTTGAAAAGGTGGCGGTGGCTTCTTGCCTTCTCCCCGGAGCTTGTCAGTTTCAGTTTCGTCTTTTGCGGAAGTCCGAATGTGATTCGTGCGCGTTCACGTCGGATTGTCTTATTGATCGAATTGCGTATCTTTATTTTTATCCCGTCCCATTTCTTTCTTCCGAAATATTTCACATTCGATATGCCTTTTCTGCAATAATGGTATTTCCTTAACGATTCGGGCAATACGCCTTTAGGCATTAGGTCGTATTCCATAATAACGTCAGTTCCAGCTTTCAATGCAACTTTTCTGGTCTTGTTGATGAACTGGGAAGACTTTTTCAGACTGTAAAGCCTTGCTATTCTGTACAACTGCGTTTCGCCGATACCGAAACGGTCCATCAGATCCTGATTCTTGGTATGCTTGTAATGCTTTATTATGTATCCGATTTCGTTTTCAGTGAGCGAATGTCCATTTCTGTTACCTATACACACCTTGGATGTATCTTTTTTCCAACCGTTCTTGTATGCCTTTTTATGAATGGATTCTATGGATATATCGAACATCTTTGATAGCTCCCTGGTTGTAGTGACAGGGTATAGTGCCTTCAGATGTTCTACTTCTTCTGAAGACAGTTCACGAAAATTCCTCATAATCAGTTGTTCTTGTGAAATTCGAAAACTTTCCTAACTTCTTTCGCTACCTTTTCGGCTTGCTCGTAAGTACGAAAATAGTTGCCTGCTTTATACCTTTCTTCGTCTAAACTTACGTTATAATCAAAATCTTGTCTAACATCACAAGTTGTGTGTATAAAATAATATTCTCTGCCATGCTTTGCTCTCCACCTTTTCTTGACTATCTCCTTTTTATCATAGTCAATAATAAATCCATTGGATTTTGTTTCTTCTAATATTTTACATTTTTCACTATCAGTAGCAAATCTCATATATCCAGTCCAACATGAATTTCTTTTAAATTCATCTCCCTTTTCAAAGGGGTTGAATAGCGAAAAACAATCCTTATTGTCATTATCTTTGCCTACTATTATTCCATATATAATAGTACCGATTTCGTTGTCCCATACAACGCAATCACCAAACTTAACCATTTCAGGCTTGTAAGTCACAACGGCGCAGCCATCTTCTATCTTTAATGATACGTTTTCAGCGCCAGCGGGCAATGGAAATTTTATTTCTTTCATATTAATCCTAGTTTTTAATTTCTTCGTGAGTGAAGTAATCGAATTTATGATAATCATTTAGACCTAAAGGGGTCATTTTCTTATCAAATATCCCTTTATACAAATACGGCTGTGCCTTAATCTGCATCAGACGTTCGCTTGCTATCTTTACAGCTTTATTGCCGCTGTCGCAAGCTATATAAAAGTACCATACCCTATCAAATCCCCAAAATGAACTTATTGGTGAACTTGTTATGAAAAGTCCGTCTCTATAGTATTTCTTATTCGCTTTCATAAAATCTGCATCTTGAATTTCCCCTTTATCCTCCCTTATTGACACCATGAATAAATCGGCGTCTTCTTCATCGTAAGAATCCAACTCATATTCTTCGATATTTACGGTATCGTTTCCATGAGTGTCAATATACTTTTCGGCTTTTTCTTTCGTGGAGAAAACGGCTTTTATCTGATAGTCCGAATACTCTCCCTCTGTTACGATAAATACTTTCATATTCTTTCTTTTTAGTTAATCGTGATGGTTAAAGGAGTCGAACCTTTATTTAGGCCAAGTCTTACTTAACATTTATCCGAGCCTGTTTGAGCACCATCAAAATGTACCTATTCTCACGAACCGGGCCCCATAAAAACTAAGCAAAAATTAAAAATTAAACTTATATTAATAGCAATCTACTTTCTGTCTAAAACCTCGCTATCTTCACAGACCGCAAGGCTGAATATATATGAAATAACCAATAAATACCGCCAGTTTCCGCACCTGTGACCATAAAGGACGTACCCAGGCCGACACAACGGCTTAAATGAAAAACTCATCTCATATTCTTCATTGAATCCACCTTCTGCGTCAGAATGTAGTTGGTGTGATTCAGAAAGTCGCGTTCCGACCTTGCCTCTCCAATTTTCCAATAACTGAATACGATCGTAAAAGCGATTATTATCATCATATAAACATAGGGGAAGTGATGTACGCTTTCGTTGATTTTGTGCATCAATATCCCAGTTCCCTTTGACATTAACGAGAAACCCTCGTTCCATGAAGGCTCTCCACTGATTCCGATTTTATCATCCATAGTTTTTTTATTTTTAGATATCTATTTCCTCTATTACGAACTCGACTCTTGGATTCACCTTGTCGATGAGTTTCCTTGCGTGTATCTCAGCACACTGTCTGTCGTTCTTGATTGCACCGCATGACTGCAAGCAGTCGAAGAATATCTTGAAACTTCCGTCAAGGTCCTTTCTGTTGCTCCCGAAGAACACGTCTATGTCAATCTTGAACATCTTGCCTATGTTCATTCCCCGCAACTTGCATTGAAGATAGAACTTGTTCTCGTATGCGACCAAATTTGCGTGCTTGGCCAGTTGTCCGTGTCCGTTAATGGTCACAATCTTATATCCGTTAGACTTGGAAGGTATGTCACCGTATATTATTTGTTTCTGATATATCATGCCATCCGTTTTAATGTATAACCAGAACCGTATTTCCGTCTTTCCATAATTCGTCGATGACTTTTGCAAACGACAAGAAAAACGAACCTTTGTCTTTGCTTGGTCCGAACTTGGTAAATATGTTGTCAATCTCCTTACGTGAGAATATGGCGTTGTAAGGGTTCCTTGAATGAAGGTAGTCCTCCAGTTCCTCTTTTCTGTCGAATATCGAGAACGGCCAATACCCTCCGCTTTCCTCTGCGACCGAAGACTCATACGATACACATCCCTGCGGGGTGAGCGTAACCTTTTTTGGGAGCGAGGAAATCAATTCGCGCGGAATCTCAATTCTCTCGTCGTCGAATAGCATCTTGTTGTCTATGTTGTGAAGTGTAAAATACATTTATATTATCTGTTTATCCAAATTAATTTCAAGTCCTTTATTGGCCACGAATGTGGGCACTCCGAATGTCCGTACTATTCTGTCACGGAACATATTCGAGTTGCTGTTTGCAGCTGATAAATGGATTAATATGATGTTGCCGGCTTCTTCGGCATGGCAGCGTTTGAGAGTTAATATGCAATTCCCTATCGAGAGATGCGATGTCATAAGCCTGTTTCCCAAAGCTGGGTTCACGATACCGTTCTCCATATTCCTTTGCAGTATATCATCGTCATAGTTCGCCTCAATCATATAGTTCTTTATTCCCTTGAATGTCTTTGGGACTGTGTATGTGTCAGTGGCGAACATCAACGGCCCCATGTCGTCGTGGAATATTAAAAAACCGAAACAGGGAGCATCGTGTTCGACCAAGAACGGCATTACCTTGAACGGCCCTACCTTATATAGTCTGTCCTGCTTTGTCGCGGCTTTGTATCTTTTTGCATCAGGGCCTACGGACTCGATAACGTCATAGTTGCATACAAGCGTTCCATTGATGCGCCGCATGAAATCCTTGATGTATTTGGCATGGTCCGAATGTCTGTGCGATACGCACAATCCGACTATTCCGCCAACGTTGTAGTCGATGGCTTTCTCAAGCTCTCTGAACGGGCATCCCGACTCAAGGAGAAGAATATTCGAATCATTGTCAATCAGCGCATAGCTGTTTCCAGATGAAGAAGAACCAATAATTTTCAGTGTCATATTAAAAGTGACGAGCTTCCATCGTCCCCGTCGTGTGGCTACGACTTTTAATCGGAATATTTATACTAAATCGGGCAATCGTCTTTTTTGTCTTCTGCTTTCTTGATCTCCCCAGTGGTTGTGTCAACGACCTCAACGGCATCTGCTTCCACTACTTTTGCAGTATCAACCTCTTCCTTTTCGGCCATGTTTGCGGCATTTCTCTCTTCCATGGCATCGCTTTCGTTTTCATTTTTAAAAGCCATTGCCATATCAGTACTTACATATCCGTAAGTTCCGATAAGCTGTCTTAAAACAGTCTTCCTAGCCATTTCTGTATATGTCCCTAACCATCCAACGACACCTGCTACAGGGCCCTTTATGGCTTGTTCCTGACAAAGTTCAAGAAGTCTTTTCTCGGTTACATCCTCATTGTATTTTAAGGATGGTGAATACGTTTTGGCGTAGTGAGCCATTTCTTCTGTGGTCATGTAGAAAGTCTTACAGAATCCATTAAGAAGTTCAATATACGCAAAGAATCCGACAACCTTATCGCTTGTCTTTACACCGTGTAGATCAATGGCTCCAGTTAGTTTATCTCTAGATTTAAGTTCTCCTTCGTAAACTACATCTGCATTTATATAACGATACTGACCGGTACGTAATGCAAGCTGTATTAAACCTTTGTAACCAATTATAAACTGAGGGACCGGAACTCCCTTTTTCTTAAATGTAATGATGTAAGCCAATCCTAGCTGCTTATTAAGTGGAAGATTTAGCGTGGCCGCTTTCATCGCCTCCTGAATCAAAGCGTTCGGGTCGCATCCTTGCAGAGACTTTTCCTGTGTAACAAGTTCTATAAGGCTTGTAGCGAAAGTGCCCGCATTTTTACCTAGGACGTTTTTGAGCTGGTCCTGTACATAGTTCCCCTTTACTAACTGGGAAACCTTTAAGATAGACTGCTGTGCAACAGTCAGACTTGTATTTGCCATATAATTTTATTTATTTAATGATGATATTTTCGTCTTCGCTCACGAACAGTCTGATCTGCTGGCTTTTCGTGTCAATCAGCTTGTTGACGGACTCCGAATTATCCGTAACGATAGGGGCGTAAGCATCGTAATATCTACATAGCGTGTTGATGATGTCGAGTGATGCGTTTACCCTTGCGCCTTGGTTCAGTCCGTCATGCAGCGCAATTCCTCCCACATAGCACTCGCAATAGGGCGAAACGTTCCCATTGTTGTCCTCTTTGCTCATCTTCCATGTTACATAAGAAAAATGCCTATTAACGCTTTGCTCGACCATATTGTTGAATCTGGTCTGATAGGACAGTGCGACATCCTCTTCCTTTTCAAGCATAGAAAGCTGCTTTGATAGCTCGGACTGCTTGTCTTCAAGCTCTTTGATGTTCTTTTTTACCTTATCGTAAGCCTCGCTCTTAATTAGGTTGGCGTTCAGAATATCAAGTTCTGACTGCAACTGCCCCATCTTCGACATGAGGTCTTCAAGCTGCTTATTCCTTACTTCACCGTCTTCGGTACTTTCAACAGTTGTGTTTTCCAACCGTGCAAGTTCGTCTTCAACGGAAGAGTAATTGGGATAATGCTCAGTTTTGACTTCATCCAGCGTGGGGGCCTTCTTCGATTTGTAGTCCTCGTAGTCCTTGTTGGACTGGATGAGGGCTTTGTCGGCATCCTTGTATTGGTTTTGCAGATCGTTTTCCCTTTTCTTTAGCCCGTCAATCTCGGTTGATAGGGATTTCTGCTCCGCCTTCACCTTTTCAGCCTTTGCGCGAAGCTCGGAAAACTTCTTCTCTTTCCTTTCGTTGAACTCGTTGCGCATACGCTCGATATTGTCGTGAGCGACATCTTCCGGGAGTTGCTGCCCGCATGTTGGGCATATCGTGGCATCGTCGGATATGGAGAAAGACTCTAAATTGTTCTTCCACTCCTTGCGTATCTCCTGTACCTCGGCGTCTATATCTTTCAGACGCTTGTTTTTTGCCTCGATATTGATAAGGGACTGCTCGTCTTTGATGTCCTGGCATTTCTGCCTGTTCATAGAAACGACACTCTTCAAAGCATACAGTTTGTCTTCACGCTCCTTTATCTCCTTGTCGTAAAGGTTCTTAGCCCCGATATCCATCTGATTGATGCGGTTCTTCGCAATTTCAATCTTATGTTTCAGTTCCTTCATTGCGGGACTTTCCGTCACGGGCTTTGTCTGCAATTCGGAAATGTCCGTTTTCAGCTTTGCAATCTTTTCCTGATGGTCAGTTATGTCGGCTTCCGTCTTCTCCTTGTTGAAGTATTCGCCGATGTTCTTGTTCTGTTCCTCTATACGGACGGGAATGAGTTCAAGCTCCTTTTTGATGTCACGGCACATATAAGACTTATGCTTGATATATTCCTCTAGACTTTCGCCTTCAAGCTCTTTTAGCAATGCCTCGTATTTCGGATCGGATTTCAACGAACCGTCTTCAATGCCTCCAGTTATATCCATAAGCATACGTCGCTGTTCGCTCCAATGGCGACCGACAAAATCGTTCGGGTTTGTTATGGCCCGAAACACATCGTCTGGAATCAGGCTGCTTATATATGCCGCAAAGTCGTTAACAGTCTTCTTTTCTCCGTCAACATACGTTACTGTGGTATTGCTTGTCAGATATTCCTCCTCAGCTCCTCTCGGTCTCATCCATTTCTCATGGAGTTCACGTTTAAGCGTGTGGCGCTTTCCGTCAATCTCCACATCCAAAGTGACGGTGGGGGAGATATGGTGTTTTTCCTCTCCGTTTACTACGGGCTTAATCTGATACTGCGTCTTACCGTCGCTGTTCTTTCCAAACAGGCACCAGCTTATAGCATCGGATATGGTAGTCTTTCCACTACCATTACGTCCTCTGATTTCAGTTACACCGTCGTGAAACGGAACTTCCTTGTGCTCGAACTTCTTGAAATTGTCAAGCGTCAGCTTTATGTACTTTATTTCCATATTATTTTTATTCGTCTACATCAATTACGTCAATCATCCATGCTGCAACCGATAGGTTGACAGTAGCTATTATAATAGGTATAACCATATTGGAACATACAGTGACAATGAATATCGAGAAACTTGTTCCGAAATATAGTAACACGGCTTTCTGCTTTCTGTTCAGACCCTTGTAAAAGCTAAGAAGCAATATTTTCTTCAACTGCTCTATCATATCTGTTATAGTTAAGTTTAGCCTCCAGCTCGTTAGCCTTTTCGACGAACTCAGCCAGAACACCTTCCAAATCATAAACCTGATGATGGTTCTGTATCATGTGGATGACATTCTTTCTGGAATACATCCCCGAATCCCCAGGCTTGTAAACGAGAGCTTGGTTCCCTATCTTCACGGAAACGAAATCTTCCTCTACCGTGATCTCAGCATCGTATCGAACGGTTGTGGCTTCGGATGCCACAAAACCAGTTCCCGACCGCATCGGCATAAGCGTGCATTTGTAAGGTGTAAACTCCTTGATGTTGGATAACAATTGCCTGCCGGCAATGACTATCTTCTTCTTGCCATCTTCGTCATAGCTTACGCCCTTCCATTTGCTTTCCACTTTTTTTACATAAGCTACGAATCTTCCGTCTGCCTGTTTGCGGAACTTTAAAATGACCTTTATAACCTTAATCGGCTTGTTTGATTTTTCCATTTTGATTTTTCTTAGATATAGTATGGCCACATGCAAAAGGTTGCCTAATTTAACTGACGTTAACCTTATGTTACAATTTTAGTGTTTTGGCATGGCAGCCGAAGCACAAACCGCCAGTGGAATTGTAAATTTTGCTTGATATCCGTTTACCGCAACGGCGGCAAAAATACACCCTCTCTGTACGCGACTTGTTGCCGATGATGGCGTTGAGGCATTGGGGGGTGATTTTATAATCTTCCTCAAGAGCGAGTTTCAATTCCTTGAACGTGTACGACTTGTTGTTCGCAACAAGGTACTTCAAACCTTTTGTCAGCTTGTCCCAGTCGTATTTCACGAGAACGTCACGGATGTACTGCGTGTTGAGCAGCTGCAACTCGTTCATCCTCCGAACCTGCGATGTGTCCAGACCATATATGTCCGAAATTTTAATGATGTCCTTTTCCCGTAACAGGAATTGGAGCTTTGGTGCTGTTAACATAAACTTTTTCCATTTTCATATATATAGTTGAAAAAGCCATGCCACGGTATCACCAATCTCCGATTCCTTTTGCTACTTTTTGTTATATTACTTCAACTACGGGTTTTTCGATAGTAGGGATGATGTCCCTCTTTTTCAGTTCCTCGTAAAGGAAGAGCCTTCCCTTCTGTCTCCATTTGGTATTCATGACGGTCTCCATGCGCCCATCGCTATGGGTGATATTGGTAGTGTCGCTGAATACATATCCGTTTTTCAGATACTTGGAATACAGAATCCACTGTCTGCCGACCTTATACTGTATGCCCATTTCGTGCAGGATGGAATTGAGCTTCTGCGCCGACATTCCGTAGTCCTGTGCAATCTGTGTGACTGTTATAAGCTCGTGGGAGGAAAGGATGGTGTCTACATAGTCAGCCTTTTCCCTCAGTTCCGTTACCTGGTTCCCTAACTCCGATATGGTTTTCGTCTGCGTGTTGATGGTGTCCTGCTGGTCTTCAATCTTCTCCGCCTGCTTGTAAGCTAGCAGCAATGCCTGCTTGTAGGTCTGCGGGATATAGAACTGCTGATTGGCAACCTTGTGGAACACCTGACGGTAGACCTCGAACACCTGCTTGTTTTTGCGGGCGACAAGGAACTCCATACATGAGACGGTGAGGTAATAGTTCAACTTGTTACTACCGCCGCCCCATTTTTGTTTCCCATCTTGCTCCGCATTTTTGCGGAGCATTTGATTATCAACTACTTGCGAGCTTTCCGTAACGTTTTCTACAACTTCATGCGCTTCCATTTCGTTTTGCTCCGCATTTTTGAGGAGCGATTGATTATCAGGCACTTGCGAATTTTCCTCATTTTTGAGGGAAATTCGATAATCAACATCTTTAATGAAGTTATCTTTCAATTCACGGACTGCATTGTCTTTTCTTGCATAGACCAGCATCCATACCTCATCAAGATTGATTGGGAACTCATTGTCCGATTTAGACAATTCTAACACTGCGTTGAAATAACGCCTGATTTCGCTCTCGCTACTTTCCTTTAATAAAATCTGATTCTCCATCTACTGAAAGTCATTTTTGATGGTTAGAAATTTGGCATTTCACTATAAAGAGTGCGGTTGCCCTACCTTTTGACTTTCACCTGACAGGCAGTGGGCGCATTGACGCTCCACAAAGGGGACAACCGCATATAGCGTTATATGAGCAAAAAAATTGCTCACTAAAATTAGCGAGCTTACCTCGCCTGTCAGTATGAAAGTCGCTGCAAATATAGCTACTCTTTCTGAAACCGCCAAATTTTTAACCAATGTTTTGATTCCGTACCGTACACTCTCTGCAACGCCGCAGAATTTGTCCGTTACTGAAATTGGGATAAAAAAAGAGGATGCACCTTGGCACCCTCTTGAAATGGTATTACTTATTGTTTACTCTGTTTCTTCCAAAAATTGATTAAGGACTTCAATGAAATGTTCCATGTCCTCCGTTCCGATGTCCGTTTCGGACTCGAAATCTCCGATGGACTCATCAAGATTATTGAACTTGTCCGTCCCTTCGTCCGTGTCAAGCAACTTGTCGTACTTGCCAGTCGGATCTTCGTCAAACTCTTCCCTCATGTCGGCGGCAATCTTCTTCGCTGCGTCAGCCACCTTCTGAATTTTCGGAATGAGAGCTTTCACTCTCGTTTTGTACTTTTTTTCTATCATAGCCAATTGATTTAAAAATACGGATCGGTACAACATCCGACCACTATTTCGATAAATATATACACTCCCAACAATTCGACGGCAATCAATATTATGCCGCATAGTTTATCAAACCAGTCACCCATAACTTTTGATTTAGATTATCAAATGCGAATTTAAATCATTTTTCGGCACGTTGCTCTGTTCGTTAACAAAGTTTATAGCCTTTTCCCTAGAATCGAACCAGTCGATGTAAATATCGCACCTGTTAGTGTGCCTATAGACACGTTCCGGCCTTTCCTTTGATTCCTTAACTCCCATCATACAAAGATTCGTCCTGTCATCATAGATGGAGGACATCACGCTGTACCATCTCTTCATTTCAATGTGTTTTGATTTTAATATTAATCCAATCTTCTCCAGTTTCATATTCTCCGTTCCAGTCCAGGAACATCAGCTTGCCACCGCAGATAATGTGCGTGGCAGTATTACAGCACTCTGCTTTGCTTCGAAGGCAGTTCAGTCTGATTGTTCTCTTACCTCCGATTATCATGGTATCAAGATAATAATATGTCACTTCCATTTTAATTTATTCAGTAATCATAATACGAATGAAAACAACTGCATTAACCAGAACTTTCTGCTATTACAGTCGTACATCAGGCACCAATATATCGAGCACCAGAAGTCTATCGTCAGCATTTTAATCCTGCTGTACTTGGCGCAGAATATCTTGTTCATAATGATACGGCACAATGCCAGTCTCGCTCTGTTTTCCGTTTTGCGAATTTCAACTTTCATAAATTTTATTTTTGAGAGTTTCTTATTATTTCGCACAGATGTTCAAACGTTCCGTTGAACAGAATGTACGCATCCTTGGTCTCTATCCGCACGTGATTGCCTCGGCATCAATATTGTAGTTATTGGGTTCGTTTCCACAATCCCTAGTCGTGACATCGAATATGCCCTGACGCTTAATGTTTTCAGGGCTACAAGGTATTTCTCCGCTTTCTCTCCGCTAAGCAATACTAACTTTTTGTTTGTTTCCATATCTCTATTTATTACCCAGTCCGTACAAAAGCAGTAACTCGTCATTCCTAATGAATGTGTAGGTAGGGGTGAACTTATTCAGAAAAGAAAATATATCATCTGTCTTTAAATAGACATATAGGTATTTGCCTTTTATATCAACACTCTCGATCGTCCCGAACATTTGGGACGAATTACAATCCTCTACCAGTCCCCATTCAAAAGGGTTCTCGCTGTTCAATGCTTTAAACAATTCGTACTCGTAATTAGTCATAATTTAATCCAGTTTAAATGAATATCTGCACCTTCCTATGATATCCACATCAATGTCCACAATGAATTTCCTGAAAAGTTCGCAGAAATAGAAATTTTTCGGATTCTCTGTTGAACAGTATGATGAAATCTTCCTTGAAAACTCCTCGCCGCTCATCGTGCCTTCTCCAGATACGATAAAGGAATATGTTGCCAAACCGTCATTGATTTTGTTCTTCAACGTCGGTTTGATACCGTTTCCAATAAGATACTTTTCAAAACTTTTATCTATCTTGCCCCAGTCAAGTATCGTAATGGAGCCTGATTCTTTGTTTTCCATATTACTTTAAATGATAAATCTTTCTAGTTTCTTTTGCTATATCCATAATCACCTTGACAATGTCCTCGTCACTGAACGATTCAGGTAAGTCGTCTCCGCTTACCACTCCGCTAAGCGGAAGGCTACCATGGCACAGCTCGAAACTCATTCGTGTTCCCTGATACTCCCATGTATTGATTTCATAGGTGTATTTGTCACCACCGACTGTTATCGTTACATACTTTCGCATAGAATTTGCATTTATTTGTTCATCATTTCTATATGAATCATATCTGCTCCTTTGGTCTTCTTGTATGAGAATCCAATCCGTCTTGCTTCTTCTTCGAAGTCTTTTAGCAATTCGGAAAGATGACTCTTTATCTTATCGTATTTAGGACAAAGCCACACTTCAAGCACCAGTAATTCCCCATTTTGATTAAGTATAGTTTTTTGTAAAAAGGGAGGTATGAAGTCTCTGTCACTCTTTATGACCTGTCCGTATTCGCTCATAACTTCATCTTCTTCACTCATAATGTTTCCATTGTCGAATATTTAATCAATCACTTTTACTGATAGGTATTTTTCATTCATATATAATCTCAAATCGGATTTGGTGTATCTGCAAGCAGATCTCCCGTACCCTTCATTGAAAATATACACTCCCCTGTCTCTCCAATTCGAAGAATGCCCTTGATAAATCCTTGTGAAATTGTCTGACAAACGAAATTTAATGCCGTTTCCTAACATTTCAAACAGTTTGTCTACAAAATCCTTTTTGTTGTATCTGACCAACTTTCCACCAGCGAATCTTATGCTATACCTTTTCATTTTATTATGTTATTTGCTTTTGTATAATTATTTATTAGCCATTGACTGTATCTTATCCTGCAATTCTTCAATCATGTCGGTGATTGCCTCGGCATCATCAACCAAAGTCCGCATCGGAGGAACGCCACGAACTTTATTTTTCTTTGCTTCCATCCACATCATCACGTGTTCTTCTTCATCGAACTTACAATCCAGCAACTCCTTGATAAAATTCTTTGTCGGCAACGTCATGATAAAATCTTCTCCATAAGGAGAAAATTTTTCAAGTTCTACGTTTTTCCCATCGTTTCTGAATGTCCAATCAAGACTTTCGATGGCATCAATATACTTTTTAGCGATTCTCATAATCTCATTCTTTAGAACACCGGATCGGTCATGCAGCTGATCACGATGTCGATGAACATATAGATTCCTAATAACTCCACACAAATCAAAATCACTCCGCAGAGTGTATCAAACCAATCTCCCATTAGGCAGCCTTTCTGTTATAAGTCACATAATGACGTTTATCCCAGTAGTTTATTATTCGCCCAGTGCATGAGCATACCTTTTTCGCTTTCATCTTTTTCTTACTATTTGTTTTAATTTAGGCTGCAAGTCCAAGCGCAGCCAACACTTGTTTCTTGTCTCTGTTACTGAACACCCAACCTCTAAACGGTTCCTTGCGCAATTTAGGATTCCATGAGCCGCCAAGATTTTTCAGTCGTTTTCGTACATCCTCCATATCCTTTGTCACTCCTGACACGACAAAGCAGTATGGCGAATAGTCTTCCGTTACACATACGGTTGATACCGCTGTAGTCGTTACGGAAGGAATTTCTACCGATTCGGGTTCTACTTCTTCAACCTCTGATTCATCCTCTTCACCGATAAGATACTCATCCTCTTCGCTCTCAACGGATTCAGCCTCTTGCTCGGACACTTTCTCAACCTCACCCTTTACAGATGGCAGAGAGACAATCTTTGCGGTCTCATAGACAGGTTCGGGCTGTGCCGGTTCTGTAACTTTCTGTACAGATTCAGTAACTTTATCAACATACACTTCCCAATCCTTATCAAACGGTGACAGACATACAACAAACTTCTGATTTTCGTCCTTCATCGAATAGGACAAATATATATCCGAAAGCTCAATGGATCCACTCCACGATTTCAGCTTGGCAGGATATGACGATATTATGCAACGCTTTATATCTTCAGGAAGCGGCTGCTCGGAACGTATCTCAAATCTTTGCAGGCTTTTTTCATCTTCTCCGTAATTGTACATGAGAACGATTTTGTTCTCCAGTTTCTTCCCGATTACACCGACATGGTTAAGGGATGATGCTTTCTTCGCATCCTTTTCTGCCACTTTCATCCATTTTACAAGTCCGTCTTGCTCGCATTCGTCGAGATTGAGCTTGTATGCGGAGTGGAAATTCTTCATGATGCTCTTGTATCCGAAGAACTTGGTATAGTCCTCGTATGACGTTTCGCATTTTTCGTTATCATAAGAGACGATTACATGTTTATAACCCTGTTCCTTATATACTTCGACCGTTACCTGCTTGCCTTGTATCTTCTTCAAGCAAGCATGAGAAATAAGAACGTCTCCTCCGTTGTAGTCCTTTGGCTCACTTCCATAAACCTCGATTCCGAGAGGTGCGGTAAACAGGCATTTTCCGTCTGTCACGCATATTTCATCGTTCTCGATGTTCAAAGATGCCATACTGGTAAGCGGTCTTGCTGGATCGGGTTTCATCACACCGACAATCTCCTTTACATTATACGGTATATAACATGAGAACTCTATCAACCGTTCACCGTCCTGCTTCTTTTCGAAATTTAGGACTGGTGACTTATCTCCAGCAAGTCTTGCGAATTTAACCGCCTTATTCAACAAATCGTAAGAACTTCTAATTTTGCATGTAAAATCACCTTCGCTATATATGAATTTCTCTTGCTCCTTGCAGTAGTAGCGAATGGGTGTCTTGTCTAATTCAATGCAATCAAAGAGCGTCAGTCCCTTATTCTTTTCGAATTTGTTGAACTCAGGTACACTGTATGTTCCTGACATTGAATGGACTTGACCGCACAAATCTGCTATACTCTCCATCATCTGTAGATAGACGGAGTGCGAAATCTCATCTTTTATCATGATACTTTATTTAGCTGTGATACAACATTCTCCAGTTCTTCGGGTTTAAGCACCCATCCGTTGTGATTACGGTCCCATGTTCCGCCGTGCTGCTTTATCTCGCTCTTAATCGGAATGGTCTTTCCGCATACGATAACGCTAGGGTAGAGCATCACCTCGATGCCGGCAAGCACCGCTTCCATCGGTACTAATTCTGCCTTGCCCTCTTTTGGTGATTCCATTACAGGTTCTTTTTCTTCAATAGGAATAGGCTCCACATATTCGTCCATGACGGTAGCTCCGATAATCTTCTGATGGAAGTCGTCGAACGTTCCGTTAAAATACGACACTCCATAGAACTTTATCAGCTCCTCGAACATTGCGATAAATCCGTCCTGACACTGCTCGAACTGCTTCATATAGTCCGTTGCAGTGTGGTAATGCTCGAACGCCTTGCTGTCTTTCAGATAAGGCTGCTTTCTGTAGTTTATGTCCTCCTCTCCGATGAGGAATCCGATATGGATGTCCCAATCATTTTCCTGCTCTCCCTGCTTGCAGTCAACAACAAGACCTCCGTTGTTATTATCGAAGTGGTTATAAGTGTCTGCAACTTCTTTCAGGTCTGAAAAATCCAATTTCTCTAGGAACTCGCTGTGCTTACCGTCCCGATAAGTCTCGTCAGGATAATCAAGCGTCTCAATCAGCTTTCTTCTTCCCGAATAATCATACGCCGCATTTATTAACATGCTCAACTCCATAGCCATCACGGATCCGTCTCCGCATTGCGGAAATACGTAACCCGTGTACTGCTTACCGTCGTGGTATCTTTCACGGACAATAATCTGTGTTCTCTGACCCATTGTTTTAAAATTTTATGGGGATGCACTTGTTTGGCGCACCCCCGGTTGATTGATTAATATGCAAACTCTTTCTGCAATGTCTCCCTCATTATCTGATTCTGCGGGAATACATTGATGAAGTCCATCTGCGGTATTTCGACTCCAAGGTCGTATTGTTCCCTTTTCATTGGTTTGTAGAGATTGGTAGCACTATCATACAAATCGTAAACAGTGAACGGTCGGTCTTGCTGTCTGCATTCGATTGAATTTTCAAGAATCCTTTCGGTATATGCGTTGAGCTGCGCACCGTTCATTGCATAAGTGGCAGGAAGCTCGGCATATTCACGAGAACTTCTGATTATCTCGCTGGACGAATCTAGTGCGACACGAGTGGTAAGCAGGTTTCCAAGGAATAGCGTAAGACGCTCAGGCTTTACTTCGATGCTCTGCATCCTTTTCATCTCGTTCAAGTCTGATTTGACCATTTCAGATGTCTTATCAATCCATGACTTTACAAGTTGAATCATCCTTTCGACACTTACCTTGTCCTTTCCGAATGTCGATGCGTACTGGCTGGCTCCGAGCATCTGCTGGTTATGGCAGACGTGGACCATCGTACCGTAACCAATCTGTATTCCTTTCTGTGTGAAGGAAACGCCCATATTGGTTGTTATCTTCGGGTTCCCGTTGTCATCGAACTCGTCAAAGTTGGTCACTCTGATATTACAGAACATACGTCTGATAGTGGCGGCCTCTACAGCGTTCTCTCCGTATTTTTCCTCCAATGCCGGATTAAAAGAAACGCCAGGGCCGTTCTTGTCACTGTTCTTCGCTGCAAACATATCCCACGGATCGTAAGTCAGACCAGCCTTTTCGAACATATCGAAAAGCTTATGGATAAGCTCGTAATGATAGATGCCCATCAGAGGCTTCTTATCTGTTGCGTCACGCTCACCCCAACTGCGTTCCAATATATCCAAATCAATATTCTGAACCTTTTCCTTGCTGAAATCAAGCGTCTTCACCTGTTTCTTTACGACATTCTTTACCGTTGCAGTTAACTTTTTGGCAGGAGCCTTTCTTTTTTGTACTCTGCTTACTACTGTTAACTGCTTTTCCTCTTTCACTGTTTCGGTGGCTACATCGCCAAGATTGAAAAATCTCATAATTATAAAATTTGATTGTTATTATGCGGCAGCTTTCACGCTCTCCTTTTTGGGTTTGCGTTTCTTGCTGTTTTTGCATTCACGTATCTTGTCCATGTTATCGTTCATCATGCGGATAATCTGCTCATGATGTTCGCTATCATGATTGTTATGACCTCTGGACTGGACGATTTTCATGGTCTCCAAATTTATTTCAACTGTTTCAACACGATTATCATTCGAATCCCTGACTGAGAATATCAATGACTCGTCTTTGTTGAAATATCGACAGTCGAATACACAGTGGTGCATTTCAACACCTTCGTCAAAAAATTCATTCACATTCTGTAAGACATGCGCTGTGAGAGTCCCTTCTTTTATAATCAACTTGAGGAACTTTTTCTTTTTTCTCTTATACGCGCTGTCGTTCTTTTCAGACAAACTCAATAATTCAAGTCTACGTCTTTCCTTCTCCTCTTTGACAGCTTTCCTTTCGTGCCTTTTAATAAGCATTTGATGAAGTCCTTCGAGGTCTTCTGGGCACACATATTTCGGAGAGTGCAAATCAAGCTTGAACTCTATAAGGTATTTGAAATTGTCGAGCCATGTCTCGTTGACCTCGTAATTGTTCCTTATGGCTATCTTCATCGAAGGAAGAAATGTATCGGAACCCTTTCTGTGTTCGTAATAAAAGTTCAGATAAGACTTGTTGGGCAACTTAGTCAATGTCTCTACGAACGGTATGCTCAGAAGGTCTATGGCGTACTGATGTAAGTAAGTGTTATTCGGGAAGCATCCGTCAAAACCGTTTCTGGTAAGCTCCGGAATGACCTCCTTTTCAGGATACAACAGACCATTAAAACGAAACATGTTCGGGATAATATGATGCTTGTTGTCTGATTTTAAAAGCATCAAATCTCCGTTCCACGAAAAATCAGATGAAAAGACTTGGTTTCTCAATGAAAACGAATAGAACGTACCATCGCTATTAAGCCAAAGCTGTTGCGCCTCTTTCACATCATAGCTATTATAGCTAGCCATCCCTATGTATAAGTGTCTACGTATTTCGAATGTTCTAAACACCTGCCAACCTTTATATGTCTGCATGACATTTATAAGGGATTCGGTACTTATCTGATTCGCGTCCTGCTTTAAATATTGCAACGACCTGCCGCAGTGCGGACAAACTATCTTATGGGCTTTATCGTCTTCATACAGATAATATCTCGCATTATCGTAATTAACTTGTTTCGGGAGTTTCACCTGATGATGGCAATGGGTGCAATAACCTTTCCCGTTTTTGAACACGGCGATGTAATCATCAAATGATTCGTTAATCGCCCATTTTTTGAAATCATCCCCCATCTTTCTAGCGCGCCTCAGTTCTATGCTGAGGCGCACCATCTGCTTGTCTTGCTCTGTTTTTGGAATCATGATAATTAAGTTTTAATCGAATAGCCAGCCTTCACCGTCATCTTCCTCGTCCTCCTGTACGGGCTGAGGCTTTGGCTTACTGATTATTGTCGCTTTCTTTGGTTGTGCTGCGACCTTTGCCTTTTCCATCTTCGTCTCTGACTTGTCTACTTCGAGATTGTCCTCGTCATAGTAGTGGACAGCCCAACCGAACACGGTCTCGTCGTCAATGACTACGCAGTTGTTACCATTAGCCTGTTTTCTAGCCTCCTCAGTGATGTACTTGCAACACTTGTCGAGACTCTTTTCCTTCTTTTCAAGCTCCTTGGCAAAGAGGGCATCCTTTGATGCTCTCTTGTCAAGATACTCTTTAATTCTGTCCTTGAAGTCCATAATTGTTAGTTATTAGCGTCCATGAATGTTTCAACTCTTGTACAGAAACATTCCGTATTATTTACTTCGATGGCTGCTTTTGCGTCAAGCAGAACGCCGGCATTGTTTACATCCATGTTAAGCAATAGCGGATTCAGCTCCTTCGCATCTGCTGATTCTTTCGTCTTGGTGGCGATTATCAGCTTGCCGCCTCCGTCGAACTCCTTAATGTAAGCGTAGAAGTTCTTAACCATGGCACGTTTCCATCCTACGATACCAGCTGCAAGAATATATGGGACATATTTTGCGTCAATGCAGGTGTTATCCTCGTCTCCCAACTGTATGTAAGGGTTATGATTGTTCACAAACCCCTTTTCCATAGCTTCGAAATACCTTCTTTGAAGCTCAATTGCTTCTGGCATATCCGCTTCAATAAGCTCCTTCGGGATGCTCTTCGTGTAATCGGGATATCCGATCATGTTCTGCGGAACCCAGTCCGTGTTCTCAAGAGTTGACTTCTTGATTTCGTCGTCATATTCGTCGGGATTGATTAACATTGCCACTCCGTTGGTGGCTACTGCAACCTTGTTGCGGAAATCGTGATAAACAAAGTTTATCACTGGATGTTTGGCACTGTGTCCCACGAAATCCTTAACGCTTAATTCCGTTACTTCAGGCATATCCACGTTAGCCTTGACAAATTTGCCAAGGTTGATGTTGATAACTGGTGTATCATACTCACTGAATCCGTCTGTCTGGGCGAACTCTTGCGACTTGCGCAATAAATTAATATCGTTCATGATTTTCTCTTTTTAAATGAATTTGTAAATGTTTTCGACCTCTTTTCTGTCCTCCTTACGAGGTGAGGTGAAATCTTTTTCAATATCCCTAAGAATCGCGACCAGCACGATTTTAGGTAGTCTGTAATTGTCTTCATATTCTTCCATTTTTATCGCGCCGCTTGCAATGGCTTTGTCAAGCCTTGTCTGAATTGACCACTCCATGTCGTCAGAGAGGTGTTTCACTCTCTTTCTCAACTGTTCCTCTGTCATAGCATTAAAAATAATTTTATTAAACTTATTGTTCCAAACGCCAGCATGATAACGCAAATTACCATGTAGGTGATTGAGTCAAAAAAATTACCGCGTTTCATAAATATGTCTCCACTTCATTAAGAGATTTCTCCTCAATACGTAAGGTAAAATCTTCAATCAAAGAATTTTCGATAAACTTTCCGTTCTCCCTATTGTACTCCGAATAAATGTTTTGTAATTGGAGTCTATTTACGAAAATATCGGTTGCAAGAGCATAAGCTGCATCAGTTGAGCATCTGTTTACTCTCAAAAAAGCGAATACATTACCTGGCAGATTTCTTTCGTCGCTTATACAAACAATCTTGTCATATTCTTTGCTCATGTGGCTATCACTCGCGATGAGCAAATAAACTTTTCTTTCCCATATTATTCCCATTTAGCCTCATTGTATTGAGGCAAATCCAATATTATATTACTCATCAAGCATCTTTCGAGTCTCTCGAATCTGTCGAAAACGTCCTTAATCCAGTCTTCTTTAACGCCAACCTCCTCATAACATTGGTACAGTATACATTGCAGTGATTTGAGAAGTTGGAACTTACCACATCCCAATGGATAAAGGTTATAATCATCGGGAAAGAACATGTTCTATCTTCTTTCGTTTCGCATCAATGTCTAATTTCTCGTTGTTCCGACTTGCGTAAGCGATGTAATTCAATAGATAAAGCTTCCTGAAAAGTTCGATATTCCCTTTTATGTCGATAAATGTGTTGTATGGCAGTGCATGACTATCCTGTATCGTCATCTGGCATACGGCGGCGCACATCCTCTGTACGCTCTCAGGCTTAACTATATAGCAACTCATATCAATCTGCTAATTCAAATTTATGAAACGTATAATATCCGTCTTCGTCCTTTTCACATAACTCATTTATGAGAGATTCGACATCCTCTTCGGTTTCAACGGTTCTGCCAGTCTTGTCTTTTATATAATCCTGCAAATCATCGAAATCCTCGAAATACTCTTCATCGTTATTTAATTCTATTGTGTACTGGTCAAAGAAGTATTTCCCATTCCGGTCGTTTGTCGTGTAATTGTCCATCCGGGCTCCTGGCATTGATAGTAAATATTTATGCCTTTATATTTACTCTCAATAAATGCCCTCCAATCATCGAGTTCTCCCCAAGCAGCTTCAACGCATAGATGCAAATTTCCTTCATCATCTATGTAAGGCGCCGTCTGTAGCCATCCTCGGCTGTATACCTTTCTCCAATCACCGCCAAGAGATACCACAACATTCCCTAGCCAAGTATTTTCTACATGATCCGATTCACCATTGGAATTATCACGGGATATCGTTTTCTTTTTGCCGTCGATATATTCCTGAAATCTGTCGTATAAGTCACGGACTTGCTTTTCATCGCCAGTGACAACGTAAATCACATCAGCCCAGTTCGGCATTACGCTGCCCTCCTTTCTGCATAGACGAAACCGCCTTGGTGGAATATCTTTCGACCTTTCCACTCGTTCAACAACTGCTCGTTGTGAGCCTTATAATAGAACTCTGCCACCACATCGTAGTGGCTGCTAATTTTCCCCATGATTATGCGTATATTGGTTTGAATATCAGGGCTTGCGCTCTCTTAACTCTCTCAATCCGGATGCTCTCTGCACGGCTTCGGCGTGCTGCTGGGCGATTGACTTTACTCCTTGCGGAACTAATGGCACAAGCTGTGCTGATACACGCTGCGCTATTAACTCAGGCGTATTCGCCATTCTGCGAAGACGGCATTTGAAATTATGCTCTATCTGAGATTTTGTACCTGATGTTGCAACTCTGACGACGTTCTTGCCGTTGATGATAATTCTTGCTCATAGCTGTATTTTTTTTGATGATGTGTTTATGCTGCCTTTGACTCTTTTTCTTGTATGTCTTGGTATTGACTGCACTTGGATTAAGTCCCAACTCTTGCATACTTCATCCAGACGTTTCTTGGAGAAGAACCATCCGATTGTTTGCGCTTTGCATCTTCTTCCACGTATTTGCTCTCAGGAATCTTGTCGCTCTCTGCAAGGGCGCAATAAGAACCCTTCAAGCCCGTCCTTCCGAGCTGCTTGGCTATAGGTTTCGTGTTTCCCCATAAGATAAAGCAATTGTCGGAATAGTCCGAGATGTGGAGGTCGTATTCCTCAGCAAGACTCTTCTTTGCGGATGTGGCTTTTGCGACTGCCTTTGGAGCAACTGGCGCAACCGCTTTGGCTGGTGCAACTGCTTTCTTTGTCCTTCAACGTAACGGTCTTCGTTGATTTTGCCGTTGCGAACGTGCTCACCTTGGAATGGTAAGCATCCATTAAGCTCGTCAGTGCCTCGTCGTATAAGCAGCTGCTTCTGAAACGTTTGATACACTACTGAACAACTCTGAAAAATTAATACTCTTCATAATATTGGCTATGCGGAGAGACGCCGCACAAGCTGCCGGAAAATGTTTTAATTAAGTTTTGGCTCTGTAATAATCGCGCCCACATCCGAGCCGTGACGGTGTGCGATATGGTTCATTTGAATTTCTTGTATTGCTCCCTTACGAACCGCCCGATTGTGAAGGCGCATCTGCTTTCAATCGGGTAAAGGTGATACCACGGGCCTGTCTGTAAGCACGTGACACTCTGCTTTGCTCATCATCCGAAAGCAAGTTCCATGACACGGCATCCATGTAGTGGAGCTGCTCAATGTTTGCAACTCCGTTCTCTGAAACGTGCCGCAACAATCGGGACAATAACCTAAGTTTTGTGGCGTTTCCCAGTCTGTCGGGCTTTCCGTTCATGATGTCCGTGACGGTCTTGTCCGCCAATTCCTTGTAAAACTCCGCCATTTCCCCTGAACGGAATTTCATTGTTCGCATCAATGTGCTCCTGCACATTGTGGCTTGTTGAATATATCAGCATTTTTATTCGTACCTTGACCAACCAGGCATAGGCTTTAACGATTAATATATCGTGAGCACGTTATGCGCTCCGTTTTCAAAAGTTGATTTGTCCGCCTCGCTGTAACCGAAGACGGATGCAATCTCATTGAATTTCTCACGGGCGATTTTCACCAGCCGTCTGCTATCTCCGCGTTAAGAAACAGCGCGAGAGAAAGCATTCTAAAATCCTTCTCCATAGCTCATCCTCCGTATCACCCAGTCGGGTCTCTGGGCGATAAATCTATACCCTTGCGCCTCGCTGTAGGTCTTGAACGACCGTACAACATGTCCAAAGGCGTCTAGGACTATGTATTTCATTTTGCAGGCTTTGCGATGTACATTTTGTATTGGTCAAATGCTGCAAGGTAGTCTGATACTCGTCTGTCTCTCCGATTGTATCATCGAAATTATCGGTGTCTTCGAGAGTTGAAATTGCAGCAATTTTGGTTGACAGATCAGCGTGACCGCTCTGAATTTCACGGGCAATTCTATCTGGAAGCACTTCGTACATGCACCCATATCTTGGCACTCCCATAACACTCTGTCAGCGGCATTATCAAGCGATACCGACGCTTCGTGGAACTGCATTTGGCTCCACTCTGTAGCACGTTCTTCGCGCTGGGCGTCACTGTCAATGCGATAGATTGCCGTTACACTTGCAACTGAAATTGCTAACACTGTGAATAACTCTGTCATAATATTCTTCATTTTGTCCAGCGGCTCCCACACGTGAGCGAGCCACAACCTGCGCTATGTTGGTTAATATATGATTTCGTGTAATAATAAATCCCTGAGTGAAACGGTATAATCGTAGGTTCCCTCGTGGTAGGGTTCCACGTGCCCATTGAACTTGTCATCCATGTGGTGATATATATCATCTGGATTTTTGTATTCAGCCTCTATATACTCGTAATCAGCCAAGTCGGAAGGGTACAGATTTCCTTCCCTTACTTGTGGATAATACCCTCCGTTCCAGTCGGAACTGAAACGACCGTTATCTCTGATACCATCGCCTGCTCAATTGTTTTAATGTCATTCTTTCTCATGATTTTCAGCATCCCCCACACTTGAGCGGAATGCAATCTGCGCTATATTGGTTAAATTGTTGTCTGTTACGCCACTTGCGCAATTTGTTCCCTCGAAGTGGTCAAACCTTACATGGCTGGAAACACGTTTCCGTGTCCGTTTCCCATGCAAGTATTAAAGATAAAACGCTCTGTTTCACGCCTTTCTCTGGGCGTGAACAATTCAGATGTGCTGCACTCGCAATGATACGAGTGAGATGTCTTTGCCGAGTTGAAACGCTACCTAATAATCCCTTCATAATTTTCGTGTTTTTACAACCGCCCCACGAAGTGGAGCACGCACCGAGCCTGATGTCTGTTTATACTCGCCCGTCGAGTGTATGTCTTATGCAATCTTTGCAGCAGCTTTGCAGATGCTTTCTTTGCTAAAGGTGATTTAGCAATAGAGTTTTTCACCAACAGTGGCAAATCTCCAAGCACCGTTTTCACGTATCACCTTTGCCCATGTTGCGGTCTCTGATTTTGGAGTTGTGTTTACCCATGCAACTGCAAGCTCTGAAACAGCCTTTGCGCTTTCGTCAACTTGCTTGAGCGTTGATGTCACGTACACGCTTTGTGCCAAGCCCGTGAATAACGTTTTAGCACTCCAGGCGACGTCTGTCTTCGCTTTCTTGTCAACTGCATTGACAATCGGACATAATACAAACTGAGCCACAGCTTTGTGAAGACCGTCTTTGTCAGTCGTAAACAAACGGTAATCTTTGTCGTGCAACTTTGCAGTTACGGGAACGTTCTTCGCAATCTGAAGAACGCCTTCCTTTGTGAGACGTGCCCGACCACGCCGTAATAACAT